CTAGGATTGATTTCTCAGGCTTTCCCTGCACTTTCGGGGAAGAGAGCCAGAAAAGCCCTCAAAGACCTCAGAACGAAGGGAGAGGCGCAAATACCCATTCCTAGGGTAACCGTGGATCGCCCCGTGGTGCATTCCTGCGCCCCGGACGGGGAGGTTATCCTACCACCCTATGTCTCCGACCCGCAGCGGTCACCCTACATTTTCTGGCGCACATTCCTGACTGCCCAAGAGTTGGAGAAGAAGGTCACAAACGAGGGATGGGACGAGGACTGGGTCGAAAACGCTATCGACCGACTCCGTGGCAAGGATTCCATGTACTTCGACGGGGAGAAGCAGAAGAATGTCACCCGCCTGCCCATCACAGACGACAATGACCTCGTCATGGTTGTGTATGGCTACCAGAGACTCATCGACGAAGAGGACGGCTCCGAGGGTATCTATTGCACCGTTTTCCACCCAACTGCCGAGGGCTACGCCAAACACGAACTGCTTAATGGCTACGACGACTATCCGTTCGTGGTGACCCGCCTCAGCAACAACCAGAAGCGCATGTACGAGGTGCAGACCTTCGGTGACATCCTCCGTGGCGCACAACTCCAGATTAAGACTGAGCGTGATTCGCGTGTTGACCGGGCATCTCTGGCTACCCTGCCGCCCCTCATGCACCCTGCTGGCAAGCCTCCCTCCGACTGGGGACCGGGCAGGCGCATCCCATATCGTCGTCTGGGTGAGATCCAGTGGGGTCCGACACCTCCGCCCGACAATGGTTCCGTGGAGGTCGAGGTTTCGATGATCGGACAGGCAGACCGCAGCGTTGGTCTCGACCTTAACAACCCGCTCGCGTCAATGCGCCAGCAATACTTTGTTAGCAAGTTCCTAGACCATGTGCGCGATGTGCTGAACCTTGCTTGGAAGCTATACCAACGCATGGGGCCGGACGAGGTTTTCTTCCAAGTTACTGGCAATCCAAATCCGCAGGTGATGACCAAGGGTTCTGCTGACGAGAACTTCTCCATCGTGGTCAACTTCGACTCCCAGAGCAATGACCCAGAGACTGCCGAGACGCAGGTGAAAAACATGGTGTCGCTCGTCCAACTCGACCGCAACGGCATCATGGATGTCAACAAGCTGTTGGAATTTACGGCATCCAGCATCAACCCGATCTTTGCCGACTATGTCCTGCAACCCGCAGAGGAAGCTCAGCAGAAGGTCATGAAGAACGTGACCGACGACCTCGCCAAAATCTTCGCTGGAATCGAAGTCCCAGCGCAGCCCAATGGCGCACAGGTTGCCATGCAGATGCTGCAGGCTTATGTCCAGCAGCCAGATGTGGCAGCACGCGCACAGCAGGACGAGGCATTCGCGGCACGCTTGCAGAAGTACATGGAACAATATCAATTCCAACTCCAGCAGGCCCAGAACGCAGAGATCGGTCGCATCGGCACGGCTCCCGCCGAGATGGGTGGGATGCAAACCCAAGGAATGCAACAATAACAGCAATTATGAAGACACCAAAGACCAAATCCGCCAAGCAAGCGAAAGTAGCAAAAGTAATGGGCGAATATAAAGCTGGAACGCTCCATGCGGGCCGAGATCCCAAGGGGCCGCGAAAAGCACCCGTGGTGAAGAGTCGCAAGCAAGCAGTAGCTATCGCTCTCTCGCAGGCTGGGATGTCCAAGAAGCGCAAGTAAGTTATGCCCGGTCTGTTGTCACAAGCCTACGGAGCCGCACCTAAACAGGCTGCTCCAACTGCCATCTATGGGTATCAAATGCGATCCCCGTATGAGTCTGAAAACAAATTCTTCAAGTCTCGCCCAGAGGTAGCGGGAATGGCGGCTGAAGACGGGAAGATTATCCTTAATCCGTACTCATCGCTATCGGATACAGAGAAGATGGCAGTGGCTAAAAACGAAGCTGTTCGCCTGTGGATTCGTGACAACAAGCCAAAGATTGACATCAACCTTAATGACTCGCAGAAGAAGTTCTTTGCTGGAACGGAGTACGCTCAAAACCCGCAGGCAATGAAAGAGACAATCATGGCTCGCATTATCTCTGGAGATCCCAGTGCGAATGCAGACAAGGCGCAAACTCAAGCAGCGAACCAACTCATTTCTCAGATTGAAAAATCAACAGCAAAACCAACAATCACTCAATCCATCAACCCACCACAGCAAAAGATGGGGCTTAATCTCCCATTGGTTAAATACGGAAAAAGACCAGACAAGACTCAAAAGGGGCAGGGTTACCTTGGCGAGCTGAAACTACCAAACGGCAGCGTTGCTACTGAGTATTCCACTCAGAGTGGAGCCGTAAAGGTTGATGGAAAGCAAATCGACTTTCCTACACTTGTCCCAACCTTGAGCAAGAATGAGGTGGCACTAATGCAAAACGACATTATCCCAAACAAAAAGCCCATTCCAGAGGTAATCATGCAGAAAGCTATTGAGCATGCCAAGATGAGACTGACCAAGAAACTAAGCCCATTCAAATGACACCACTACCAAAACCAACGATACAACAATCCGTAGAAGCACTCTCCGACCGCGAGGAATTCCAAGCAATCGTCCAGTTCATCCGCGACGAGCGTGAAAAGTTTTTCGGCGACCTTCGCCTGTGCGAGTCCAGCAATGATGTCATGAAGGTTGCTGGGTCAGTGGCTGCTCTTGATGAACTACTCTCCGTACTAAATTAACCCAACACTAAAACACTATTATGATGAATCGACAAGGCCTCAACAAGGCAATCTCCAACAAGATGCAGTCAATGGGTGGCATGAATGCCATGAGAACCCAAGCAGCAAAAGCAATGCCCACAAGCATGTTTTACCGACCAGCAGTTGCCGCCAACAAGGCTCGCGGCACAATGTCTTCGGCTACTTACAAACCTATGGGCGGCATGTGATTGCTTGACAATTTGCCTGTAACAATGTAAACATTACCCATCACGCTAGCGAATGCTTGATCGCTGTAGGTAGCGTGTGTTTCATTGTTCATTGGTTTGGGAAGGTCACGGGTTTCATCCCCGTGGCCTTTCTTTTTGAACCTGTAAGCAATACTTACAAGTTGAGCGGTTAAGCAGGACTTAATATGTGGAAATATGCGACAATTAGGACGGTTTTCGTCCAGTTTCTCATACATTAGCACATATCCTATTGCCCTTGCGAAGATTGTCTTCTGCCCACAATGGCTGGAGGTTGGTATAGTGATTGAGCTTGATTAGTTCTTCCTCGGAAGTGGCAGATGCAAGCGGGGTAATGTGGTCGATGTGCCATAGATGACGGTTGCCCCAAGTCATGCCGTCAACGAATTTCGCCTCAAGATGTGCCATTAAATGATTCCAGTCGCAGCCTAGCATTTCGCTGGTTTTTGAGGTTTTGGAATAGCCTTTTGAACGAATGGCAAATGAAATTCTGGATCTCATTCTGCAACGAATAGAAAACAAAAAATTGATGTGCCTTTTTAGCTTTTCTTTCTTTCTTCTGTTAGCTAAAAATTGTGAGCTTCTTTCGTATTTTTTGCTTAATTCTCTACACTTTTGGCTGGATTTGTATTTTTTGTGATTGTTTTTAACTTTTTCTGGATTTCTAAGCTTATATGCAGCGTCAGACTTCATCTTCATTTCTTTGAATCTTAAGGCTTTGCCCCATTCAATCCAGTACTCTCCTTTGGCGTATACTTTATTGTAACCCCAAAAAACCTTGCCATCAGACCTTACATCCCATTTCTTGAATCGCCATGGCTTTGAATTGTTTATTTCGTTCATTCTTAAATTCAATTTTAATCTTGGCAATAACCCCCCTCCCCCTATTGGAACAAGCCCAAAAGTGGAGAGAGGGTGAACCTCGCCGCCTTGTTTTTATTCCCGCGACGATTTAACCCCTAGGAATCTGTTGCCGCTTTCTTTTGTGTCAGTACGCGGGATTGGAACTGAATCGGCTTACCTTTGCCAAAAGAAAAGGGCCGACACGGAGAGATGAGCTTATCCGTGTCGACCCTAGATCCAGTGTTTTACTCTGAATGGGTGATTGATGACGCTGAGGCTCATCTCTCGTCAGAAAGAACTCTAGCTAGGCTTGAATAAAAGTCAATATCTGAACGCAAATTTCACCCACAATTTGAGTCCACATTTATCCACACTAATCCCGTGAGGACTTGACCTATATATATTCCCCTAACATTCATCTGATACCGCCAACGCCGGGCGTTAACTGGTGTCAAAAACATGAATGTGCAATCCGAGGCTACCGAGGAAGCCCAAAATCCCTCGTCTAACATATCCTTTGAAGATTTAATCGCTCAGAGGACTCAGAAATACTCACAACCAGAAGCCGAAGCTGAAGTTACTGAGGATGATTCTTGGGAAGAGGAAGAGACTCTGGAACCAGAGGCAGTTTCCGACGAACAGGAAGAACCCGAAGAAGATGAAGCAGAGGAAGAAGGCGAAGAGGAACAGGAAGTAGACTTGTTGTCGCTAAACCCTGAAGAGATCCAAGCATTAGCCAAAAAAAGCCGCAGCCGTTTGCTACACCGAGTGGGTGAGCTTACAG